CTTGAATACCTGTAGCACTAGCAAAAGTTCCAGAAGTTAAGACAACCTCGTTAAGTTCCCTCAATACTTCGTTACTTAAATCTAAATATGTAGTAGCCATTACTTTTTACCTTTAACTTTTAACTTTGCCTTATTACTTAAATCTTTAAAATGAAAAAGTTTTACACTGGTTTTTGTATGAGATTTATTTGTATGTAAAGTACCGTCAGCCATTTTATGAGAACTGCCTTTATGTTCAGTTCCATCTCTTTTATAATGTTTTACGCCTTTCATTTTGTTTCCTTAAAAAGTGGAGAGGTCCGTGAAGACCCCTCCGAGTTTGACTAATTAGTCAATTAAGTAGAATGCACTACATAGGGCATCATCTCTAAGTACTTTCGCACCATAGACATGTAGACCACGCACAATATCACCAAACGATGTTGGGTCTCTCAACACTTCAGTTGAAAGAATTGTGTTTGCAGTAGCAGTAGAACTCATGTGTCCAGCCATAACCTTACCAGTAGCATTTGATGTGCCAGCAATGTTATTAGACTTGTACATGTCGAATCCACGTAGTTTTCCACTTGATACTAAACCGTTTCTGATTGAACCTTGACCTGCGTTAAAGTCAACAGAAAGCATTTTAGAGCCAGATTGTGACAACTCTTCATAGAATGAAGGAGGTGCAACAAACCAACGACCTTCTTCAGGTACGTTCTGGTCATCTAATAGTCTAGCCATTCTAGCCATTAAGTCAATAGCATCTACACCAGTTCCATCTGAACCAAACAAATCAACAGAGTTGGTTGCGTGTGTCATAGTTGCATCAGCAGTAGCTGAGTCAGAACCTATGATATGGTCAGGGGATGATGCAGAACAACCTGCGAACATAGTAGCGAGTACACTTGCATCGTATGCATCTTTAAGAGCATAAGCGGCAGAACTAGAAGCTACTTCTTTAAAGTTGACATGTGACATATTGCTTTCGATATCATCTACGATGAATTTAAAAGCTTTAGCACTATCAACGACTAAAGAAATTTCAGCGTCGGTTAGTTTTGTGTCAGTAGTGTCAGAGCCACGTGTGTAGTCTGATACTGAAATGACGGGTTCTTTGATAATCTTTACTGAGTCTCCGAAAGAGGAAATTTCACCAGCGTAATCTGTGTTGGTGATAGCTTCAATTACCGAGGCTTTCCTAAAAAAGTTTAGAACCTTTTTAGAGTAAACCGAAGGTAAAAAGAAACTATTAGTTTGTCCACTTACGGAGTTTGCAAAGTTAGCATTTGTATCTGTTGACGGTTCAAAAAATTGAGCCATAATACTTCTCCTAAGTTAAATAGTTTATTTTGAGATTCTGCCTTCTTGCATAGCATCTGATATTTCTTGTTCAAATTTATCAAATTCTGCCATACTCATAGACGCAATCTCCCTTTCTGACCAAACTTTTTCTGAGTTAGGGGTCACACTAGTTGTTTTAGTGGAAACCATGTCTGCCGCAGATTGTCTGGTCGGTTTTTTTGATGATGGCTTAGTCTTAGGAACGTCAATTCCCATATCCTTTTTAAACAAATCAAGAGCACGTGAAGCTAAATCGGCATCGTCTTTGTTGTCATATACCCAAGCTTGGATAGATGAGTGCTGTTCTTTTGCCCATTCGTGGAAGTCATCGCTGTTTCTGATATCTCCAAAATCAGGATGTCTATCCATTAACCTTTTTTCTGCACTTTGTCGTATTAAATCGTCTTCACGTTCTTGGAGTTTACTAAGGCGTTCTTCTAGAACTTTTGCTTTAGATTCGCTTTGCATGTGAGCAACGGTTTCTACAACTTCGTACACATCAGGGTAGTCGGTCTTAAATTTTTCAAGTTCTTCTGGGGATTTAGGTGCTCTATATTCAGGTTGTTTAACTTGAGTTAGTAGGTCTTCTTCCCTAGACTTAAATTCATTAAGCTTACTATCGTAATGCTTTTTTAAATCATCATAGCGTTTCTTGTAGTCTGGCTTTTTGTAAGGAGAATTCTTCTTACTTGCCAGTTCCTCAGTGTTTACACTTCCTTCTTCACCGACTTCCATTATGTCATCGCTGTCGAAAAGTTTATTCTGAGGCTCTTCAAAATACATACTATTAGATGATACAAAAGGTTTATCATCATTGTTGTGCCAATCTTTTTTCGCATTATACGGATTTGGCTTTCGTTCTTTTTGGACTGTGTTAGTCATCATCTTCTCCTAATCAGGGCTTCGTTCACAAGGTAGCTCTATGTCGACTAGAGGGCTTGTATGTAAAGGTCGCCTTTCGGGTTTTATAATGATAGAGTGCCTATATAGGGTGGCTCTATCGCTGTCTTAATCTTGGATTTGCAGATAACATTCCTTTACGGATTTCATCTTCTACCATGTCACCTTCAACTGGTTGCCCATTAGGGTCAACATCTAGCTTCGGGTCACCTAGCATTCCTCCAACATTAAGTTCTTGTCTGTTATCTACACCAGCTTCAGCTTCTTTCATCATAGACATTAAAACGTCTTCTCCGATTTCTGCTACCGCTTTTGCAGTAAAGACAAATTCACCGTCAGATAACCTTGCAGGTATACTGTCGGAGACTCCTGTTCCTAGTCCATCTACAGGACCAGAACCAGCAAATTCTTGTGCTACACCTACTACTTTATCAAATAGTAATTGTAGTTCTTCATCTTGTTCTAGTTTTGACATTAGCATATCTTGTTCTTCTTCAGATAGTGCTTCGTCAAGAATAAATTCTGAATGGTCTTTTTCCATTTCTTCGTCAGGTAATAACGCACTAGATTCTCCGTGTGTTGCTCCTGTCATTTTTGTTCCATCAGGCATGGTGTGTGTTTCCATATCATCTGATAGTAACGAACCTCCTTCGCCATACTTCTTTCTATACATTCCCCCAGAGTAAGCTTCGGTTCTTTTATCGTCTACATAACCACCTTCGTTGTACATTTCATCTTCTAGTAGTCCTTTCTTTTTATACATTTTCATCTCTCCGAGTTAATGCTTCTTTAACCTGTAGGTCCAGTTGCTCTAGGCGTACCAGAGAACTCATCTTCCCCTGCAAGCGGAACATTTCCTGTTCCGATGTTGCCACCACCAGTGCCTGTAGGTCCAAGGCTTTGAGGTCCTTGAGGTGCTCCTTGAGGTCCTCCCATTGGGGGCTGTTCACTATTGGGTTGAGTTTCATTGCCATTTTTTTGTCCAGCATTTTGCATTCCTATTATTTGTGCCATTACAGCGGCTTCTTCGGGGTTGTTGAGTATCTCATCAGGGTCTAAGTCTAGGCTGTAGGCTAGTTCACTAATCAATTTAGAAATCTTAACAAACGGTGCAACAGCAGGATTTTGAGCAGTCTGTAAGAACATTGTCAATCTTTGACTCCTTACTTCTTTTTGCATCAAGCTATTTGTACCAGTAGCCTTAACTTCTAAATCACCTTTGACATCCAACTCGTCCTCTAGAAATTGCATGTTCCACTGGAAGTAGGCTTCTCCTAGTGGCTTTAATAAAAAGTCATCAAGGTTCTTGATAACTGTTTTAATATTTAAACTAGATGCTCCAAGTAACATAGACATACCTGAAGCAGTCCTTGTCATACTTTGCACACCTGTTTGTCCGTGAGAGTAACTAGGTATTCCAGTTTGCTCATCTGCAAGTTGCCTGAACTTGTCGAACATCATTAAATTTTCTTGTGATGTATTTGGGAATTTCAATCCGTGAATAGCTTGCCCTGGCATCCCTGCTTGTCTACGGAATATCTTTCCTGGATATATCTCCATCGATTGTCCACCAACTAAAGCAAACTCATCTACATCAAAGACTAACGACCCAGACATTGCTAGGTTGTCAATAGCCATTCGTGCATGACCATTC